ATCTATCTCCTAACGGATCACTTGATTTTTTAAAATTATTTTGATCATTATTGTCTGATTCATCTGTATCATCAGATTCATTTGAAGCAGATTCTGAATCACTACTATATACTGGAACACGAGGTGCATTATATTGTTGAAAGTTTCCGCGAGGCATTTCTTCAACAGATTCAGAATCAGAATCTCCTGAAACAGATTGAGAACGACTTGAAACAGAAGACATCGCTTCTTTAGACATTCGTTGAGGATTAATTAAAAGTGATGCCCCGAGATTTGGCATTCCACCACCCATACTTCGTCCAGGAATTTGAAATGTAGATGTATCACGTCCAACATTTATAACTTCGTCATCATCTATGGAAGGTCCTCGCATTATTGAATTCATTGTATATAATGTATCTTAATGCCTTATATCTTAAATATGTGTTAATTTTGTTTTTTTCAACGCATTTAAATTATTTTAATACTATATAAACACAAACCACTTTATAGTATAATGGATTTAAGTACACCGATTAAAACAATGTTTATTAATAAAACATTAAAACCTATTTATAAAAATATGCGTAGTGGAAATGATAATTTTGTATTAGATCCATTGAGTGTAGTTGTTGTTTTAGCAATTAATGCATTTAAACCTATTGGTACAAAACTCGCATTATATAATGGTTGTTTACATTTACACGATTCTGGTATGTTACAAAGTGCTGTGCGAACATTTTCAGGTGACTCTAAAACTAATATCAAAATAATTAATCATCCACTTATTTATGCTTGCAAACATTTTTTTAAAAGTGACAGTAAAGCAGATGAAGATATAGTATATTTATTTAAAACTGCAAAAGTTGGGTTAGATAATTTACTGTATACATATAATGATGATCGTGAAATACGAACATGTTTAAATACATATATTAATATTATTAATTCCGTAACAACTATGGAAAAAATAAACTATGAAATGATTGATATGCTGCTATTATTAAATATTGGTTCAGCAGATACAACAAGCCATATAAACATTGCTGGAAATGTCAAAAATAATCTTATTGATACATTACATAAAACGTGGGATGTTAATAAAATATCAATTGTTATTAATTTATTAAAAGAATTTGAAAATGCTACACCATATAGCCAAAATCATTTATTTCAGTCTATTGACTCATTTATGATGTGTATTCATGAGAAGACACGTGAAAAATCACAGGTAGTGTTTGAGGGACGTAGTTAGCAAGTAACTAGTGAAGTTAATTATCCACAAATAGCCTCACCAGAATATAATACAATATATTTGCTATCATCTTTAGTATTAAGCTTAACACTTAAATAATAACTAATAAACATATTTTCACTAAATCCTTGATCGTGTTTTCTTCCACCATGTTCATAATATTTTTTACCAGTTGTGTATTTGAAATTAAATAATCCAATTGTTTTGGTATGTATATCAATACCAAATTTATTATTCATAAACATCCAAGATAAATAATGAAATAATTCAATAATATCGAGTGTATCTTTCTTGATAAAACGTAATTCTACTTCAGTTCCAATAGATTCTAAGTATTTATAAATAGCATATGCATAATCATAACTATCAATGTTTGACATTATTTAATATATTTTTATAATTAAAACAATATACAAATCAAATTTTAATTTAAATTTTTATGACTGATATAAAGACAAATAATATTACTAATATAGTATAAATGACAACAATTTTAAGTTTCGATATAGGTATTTTTAATTTAGCGTTTGCAAACGTTACAGTTAATCCTATTATTGAAACAACAGAAAACAAAGAAAACGCATTAAATACAGTAATTAATGACTGGGGAATATTATGTTTAAAGTCTCATGATGATCCTAAGAAAATGGACTTAAATGTAATAAGTCGTAAACTTATAGAATTACTGAATGATAAATTTGATAATGTTGATTTTCAAACAGTATTAATTGAAAATCAACCATGTATGAAGAATCCAACAATGAAGTCTATTCAGATGATTTTATATACATTTTTTGTAATGCATTCGTATTTAGAAGGTCGTACAATTGATATTAAATTTGTATCTGCATCAAATAAACTTAAAGTAAAACACAAAACTGATGTTTCGCACATTACAACTAAGTCAAAATATCTACAAAATAAGAAATTTGTAGTTGAATATGCTAAGAATTATTTGGAATTAACACGTAATATAAATGAAAAATGGATAGATCTTTTTAATAAAGAAAAGAAAAAAGATGATTGGGCTGATGCATATTGTCAAGCAATTCATTTTATTGAATCACTTTAACGTCTTGATGATTTAACGGAAACTGGTGGTGTATATAAAGAAGCTTTAGATTTACTAAATCCAGCTGCTACAGATACAGCACCAAGGACATAGAAAATATAAACGCACATAAGAACCCATGCCCATGTTGTGCAGTTTCCGACAACTACACAGTTAACATTGTAAGTTGTCACTAAGAATACTCCGAATGTTAGTATTCCAAGCCATAAATTACCTGATGCGCTGATTAATATACTGATTATTAATCCGCAAATAAGGGTTACAAATGCTGGATAGCATACGCGAATAGAACCGATTTGAACTGTGCGTTTAGCAAATTCACCCATTTGATCATTTACATTTTCGGTACTCATTGTTTTTGTTCTAATATATGTATATATTTTATCTTTTGTTAGATAAAATTTATACTATAAAAATTATTAAGCGCTCCGTATAGGGTTCGAACCTATGACTTTGCGGTAGCACTGTTATCATAACAGCCGCACACTCTACCAACTGAGTTAACGGAGCATAGGAATAATTAGCTTCCTACTCTATATAAGTTTCTTATCTTTAAATAGTTTTCAGAATGAAACGTTATTTATTAGGTATATAAATCTAATAAAACTGTAGCATAAATTTATCAAAAATACAGCTAATTAAAGAAAAATTTGATTATAGTTATTTGTATAATTGTAACTTTACACTACTCATATACAACATAGATGGCTACTCTTGTGTCCACCAAGGTTATTCGCAACAATATTTATGATTCGAATTGCAAAATCATGCAGCAAAAACAACTACTTGGAACTGTCTTCATAGATATTTCAGTGTCATTATCTGACGCCAAGGCAACTAATTTGAACAATCAACCACGCTTTATTAGCGATTTGATAGTTCTTGCTGACAAAGCAATTGCATTGGCAAAATTGATTGCAAAGCAACGTAGAGAAATCGCTACACTATCATCAATGATCGATGATAGTCTTGAAATGTCTACCGAAGACTACTTGCAAACATTTCAAAAGTACAATTCTGATATCATGGCAAATGAAATTCAGCTTGAACAAATCCAAGAGAAGTACAGTAACGTTAGTAACACGATGAACTCCACGAATATGTAAAGATATAAAATAAACGTCAAAGTAATAATTACCAACAATTATTTTGGCGTTTATTTTAGTTTTATTAATCTTATAGTTATAATTTGTTATAAAATATAATTATATCACAAAAATTTGATTGTGCTTATTATTGTATTAGCACACACAAGCATACACACGCACACACTCTCACATATACAATCATGTCGACTGCTGCATTTGAGAAGATCTACAGGAAGGATATTGTCAGCAAATTCTTTGAATACATTGACACCATTGCAAGCAATAACAATATTGCGATGTTCAAGAAGTACCACACTCAAAACGTCTTGAACGACTTCATGGGACTTTGGCCGCCACCCAGCATGTATGAGCTTTGGGATCGTTGGATTAATCTTCCCGACGATGAAAAAACACTCTACACTCCAAAGAAAAACAAGTATGGTTCTCAGTAGTCATGCATAACTACTATGTAATATAGAGTGTACAATAGTGTAAATATATCAAAAGGACAGAAAGTAACATCTTTTGTCTTTGTATGTCTTTGCATGTCTTTTGCAAAACCTAAATTAAATCAGATAATAAATATATAGATAGATCGTTATTAATAGTACATGTATCTTTATAATTACTCATAATATCTATATAATCATTATGTACATATAAAGTCATATTACTATCTTGGACAAACTTAAATACTTCAATCAAACTATTTATACGTCCAATTGGACCTTGAAAACATTTTTCGCGTGGTTTATGACGTGTAGGATATTTAATATTCCATTCAACTTGCATAGCTCGCTGTGCAGTCCACAAGACACACGTTAAAATTGCAATATAATGCCATGGTTCATCAGTATATGAATCACGTATACCAGTGGCGCGTGCACCACCTTTAATTTCACGATTATGTTGTCGAAGTCGCCGTGTTAAATTATTAGTATACCCGTTATATGTACGGTTTCCACTTGCAATTATATAGCAATAAAATTGAGTGCTCATCTTAAAACTAGTGAGCTACAATAAAAAGACCGCGTAAAGCTTTAAATACTTATAAAAGCCCATAAACTTCATCTGCAAATAACTTAAATTTACGATTAATTTCAGCTTGGTCACCAGTCCAATATGATCGTTCCTTGAAATGCATTTTACAACAAGAATATGGTATAAAATTATTACTTAATATACGACCTTTATCAAATGCATCTGATATATTTGCAACTGTTGCTTCAGAACTATAATACGCAGCACCATTATCAGCATGTGTTAAATCAATATTTGCAGGAAGTACACCTAGATCATATATTGTATATATAATACTTCCTACTACTCGTTTTACATGAAATGTATAATAATTACCAGTATCATCAAGTTCTATAACTAATGTAATATTTGGATCTTTCTTAATTCTACTTATTTCTGGATCTACTGCATTTTTCTTAATATAACGTACTTTATTCATTATATCCGCTTTTTCTTCATCAGTTACACCTGCTCGTGTTTCTGGTTCTCTAAATTTTTTATTCTCTTTTGCTAATTCTTCCCAATATTTATATATATTTCTAACATAATAACAACGCTTCTTTCCAGGTGGTCCAATTTGCACAACTAAATGTAAATTTTTCTTAGGCATTCTATCAAATCTTTTATCTGCTAATGTATCTTTCATATAATGACATTGTGCTTTTAACTCTTGTAAAAGTTGTACACGTGTTTTTTCAGGAAAGGCTTCTAAACTTTCACGTGATAATGGTTTCATTTTAGATAAAACACTATGTCGATTAAAATCAGAACGTTCTGTGTTATATCTTTCAACATAATCACTAAATTCTTTTAAATTTGGAGGTCCATATGCACGACGCACATTTGTAGTACCATCAGTATTCATTTCTTCAACTGGTTCAGGATTTATTAGATTACGTCTTATATTTTTATCTATACTTATACTTTCTGGTAATGTAGCAGATTTAGATTTTCGCGTGAGACTTTTATATGACGCATTACGACGTGTGTCTAAATCTTTAATTTCAGCTATAAAATTAAATAACGATTTAACATTAATACCTAATTCTATATATGATGCTGAACTTGTTAATGGATTTGATACACTATTCCAGTTGGCAATACTAGCTTCAGTATCGGTATATAATAATTTATAATAATTTATTGCCGCTACTAATGTAGCTATTTTTACAGCTTCGTTGTATTTATGATCGTCTAAACCTTCAATTAATATTTCTCTTTGTAAAAATTTAGCTTCACTAGATAAGTCATTTTCTTTAAAGTGTAGTACACTTATAATTCTATTTGGATATCTATACATTAAATCGTCATCTAAATCAATCCGTCTACTTCTTAAAAATGCGTCAATAATATCAATAAATTCTTTTTTAATAAATTTAACAGTAAGAACTTTTAAGTTTTCTCGATCACTAAAGTGTGTAAATCTTTCTTGAAAATTTTGTATTTTTTCTTTATCATTATCAGGAACTAAATTATATTGTAATCCCAGTTCACATATTTTTGCATATGATAGCATATTTTCAAATACATATTCATTTATAGACCTTTCTTTAGGATTTGTAATTAAAAGTAATATTTTAAAGAAATCTCTATTAATCAATGAATTTTCTCTCCATTGTTTTTTATTTTGTGGCATATCTATTCCATCAATATTTGTTGGTAATTTTGGTAAATTTGGCAAAGGTGCGTCTTGTGCACTTGGACCAGCTTGAGAACTTTCACCAAATGTTATATTAAATTTATCTCTACATATTTGTTCAAATACATTATATGTTGGACCTTTATGATTTATTGTAGCACCTGTTATTGGATTTGTTAATGGATTTGCTATCCAAGTTCTACAACGCGCCTTTGTTATTTTACTAATTAATTCTTTATCTTTTTTAGAAGTCATTATAATTTAATTATAAAATTATTTACTATCACGACTTTTCTTAGAATGTTTCCATGATGCATCTTGCAATTGTTTAATAATATTTGGCGAATAATCATAAATTTTATTTTTTACAATAATTTTTGCTAGATGTTTCCAAAAATCATCATGTGCAAATACTTTATTTTGATCATGTAAAGATTTACATTTAGTTGCTAACCAAGCATATTGATTTGAAAGTGCACTCATACCATCTTCGTTTTCTTCAGGTAATTTACACATATAGCCAGTATTAATTAAACTAAATATTAATTGTTGTATCATTGGTTGTTTACGCACTTCTTTAGGTATAAGTGTTAATAGATTTTCAAATACTGTATAATTATAATCTGGACATAATAATAATTTGTCAGTACGATCATTATATACAGAATTATTATCAATAACAACTAAATGATTTTCAAGTATTGCTTTTCGTTGATCCATACTTAATGGACGAACTGATCCACGTTCACGTACAATAGTTGATATTATTCGCGGATATATTTTTCCGAGCGATTTTCTCATACTATTACTTGTATCATTAAAACAATCATCGCGTGTAAATATTGGACGCGCAAATTTAATATTATGTAATTTTTCAACCCATCCAATTTCTAAATTTGCCCATGATTTCTCACTTGCTGTATAAATAAAAAAATATACTTCTTTATACATACCTTGTAGTGCTTTCATCCAATCTGCAAAACCTGGTCTAATTAATTTGCTATTTTTACCAAAAGCTGGAGGTATTGTATATTGTATATTTGGTTTAATTTTATGTTGTTTTAAAGTATTTATTATTGAAGCATATTGTGATTGAAATGATACATTACCAGCAATAGTTCCATCCCAGTCTAATACAAATACATACGGTAAGTCCGCCATCTATATTAGTATATAAAAATAATATTGAACTCCATTCTTCCATAATTTGCTAAATGTTAAATTATTTAACCAGAGCACATAACACATGCTTCAGGATTCTCGCGTCGACAAACCATCTTAGCTATTTCTTCATCACTTATTTGTTTTTCAACGACTGATTCTACAGTTACTTGTTTTGGAGGTTCTAGAGTATATGCACTCATTTTTGCTTTTGGACGCGTTCGTAAATAATAGCATCCTGTTTTAAGTCCCGATCGCCATGCGTAAAAATGCATATTTGATAGTTTAGAAATATCTGGGTCTTCTACAAACAGATTTAAGCTTTGTGATTGACATACGTAAATACCACGTTCTGCAGCTTGATCAATAAGTACTTTTTGTTTAATTTCCCAGGCAGTCTTATATAACGCTTTAATTGTTGACGGAATTTCCGCAATATGTTGCACACTACCACCACCAGCAAGTATACGATCTTTCATTGTAAGATCCCATAACCCAAGTTCAAGTAAATCAGCAATAAGATGTTTATTAATTATTGTAAATTCACCAGCAAGTGTTTGACGTTGAAAAATATTACTTGTAATAGGTTCAAAACATTCTGTATTACCAAGAATTTGACTTGTACTTGCAGTTGGCATTGGTGCTAGAAGTAAACTATTTCGTAGTCCGTAAATAGCAATTTCTGCTTTAAGACTACTCCAATCCCAGTTTCCTTCAGGTGTTTTATCCCATAGATCGAATTGTAATAGTCCGCATGATGCTGGACTACCATCAAAAGTACTGTATGCACCACGATATTTTGTAAGATTACATTCTTCAAGCGTTAATCCTAAATAATTTTTAATATAACATGCTCGTTTTACTTTGTCAATATTATCAAATTCAGGATTAGGTACTTTATACGAATCACGAATAGCATCCATTTCATCATATAATTCATTGCGTTTCTTTGCAATTGCAACTGACGCAGTAAGTGCACCATGATAAATTGTTTCAAAAATATCGCGATTTAGTTTTGCTGCTTCAGGACTATCAAATGCAAATCGTAACATTGCATATACATCTGCAAGTCCTTGCACACCAAGTCCAATCGGACGATGTTTGAGATTGGAATTACTTGTTTCTGGAACAGGATAAAATGTTCTATCAATAACTTTATTTAGATTTCGTGTAATAATTTGTGACACTTTATGAAGTTTTTCTAAATTAAATGTTTTATTACCAGTATTAGAGTCTACTTCTACAAAAGCAGGAAGTGAAATACTTGCTAAATTACATACTGCATATGAATCGTCGTCAGAGTACTCAATGATTTCGCTGCAATTTCCTGTAATTACACCATTAAAAATACCCATATGACGTTCTGGTTCATTAAAACAATATGTTTCATCAAATCTTCCAGTATATTCAATTGATTTAACAATAATATCTTCATTATTATTTATTTGACTATTGATTTCTATATCAGGTAAACCACATTGCATTTCAAATGTAAATTCATGTACTGCATCCATTAGTTTATCAATAAAAGAATTAGTAGTAGATTTCGGTTTTGTCCAATTAATTAATTTATCACCAATCTGTAATTTACTAGCAGTTTTAATAGTATTAAATGTATAAAATTCAGAATCAATAACTTCAATATGAAATTTATGATATAATGTACATTCTAAAACATTACCATCACTAAATGTAATTTTAATAAGCTCACTCGAATCAGATGTCTTAATAATTTTAACGCTACTCCATTTTTCACCATTCCAAACACTAACTTCTGTATTTACAAGATCTTTAATTATTTTATATCCTTGTGATGTTAAAATCTTGGTTTCTGGTGCTACACAAAGATTGCTACTCTTAATGGTGCCAATATTTTTCTGATTACTCTTTTTATTTGCCGCATCTTTATAGCATAAATATGGCGTTCCTGTTTCAATTTGCGATTTAATAATTGCCATCCAAATTGTCTGTGCTTTTACTTGTTTTCGATATTTACCAGCTTTTTCATAACTTGAATATAGTTTTGTAAATTCATCACCAACTACATCACTTAATCCAGGACATTCGTCAGGACACATTAACGACCAATCGCCATTAGTATGAACTCGTTCCATAAATAAATCAGGAATCCACATGGCACTAAAAAGGTCACGACAACGATCTTCTTCACTTCCATTATTTTTACGAATATCTAGAAAAGCTTCAATATCTGAATGCCATGGTTCAAGATAAATTGCAATAGAACCATTACGCTTTCCTGCTTGATTAATATGACGAGCACTATTATTGAATACACGTAACATAGGAATAATACCACTACTTGTACCATTTGTACCACGAATATGACTGCCGCGTGCACGAATATCATGAATATGTACACCAATTCCGCCCGCATATTTTGAAATTTGAGCACAATCTGCAAGTGTTTTATACATACCATCTACAGAATCATGTGTTGATAGTAAATAACAACTTGAAAGTTGTGGACGTGGTGTACCAGCATTAAATAGTGTAGGTGTTGCATGTGTAAAAAATCGCTTACTCATTAAATCATATGTTTCGAGAGCTTCTTTAATATCATAACCATGAATGCCTAATGATACGCGCATCCACATATCTTGTGGACGTTCAACAGATTTTCCATCTACGCGTAGTAGATATGCACGTTCAAGTGTTTTAAATCCAAAATAATCAATATCATAATCACGTGTATAATCAATTACACTATTAAGTTTTTCTTTATGAATTTTCACAATATTATAAAGCTCTTCCGAAATTAATGAATTAACATTACCATGAATATCTTTTGCATTGTATAATATACTAATTGTTTCACTAAAACTTGGTGAAGTATTTTTATGATGATTACTTATTACAATACGTGATGCTAATACACCATATTCTGGATGAACCGTAACTAACGATGCACACATTTGAGCAGCCAATTCATCTAGTTCCGAAGTTTTAACACCATCATAAATACGTGCACATACACGTTGTGCTATTTCATCTGGAGAAACACTACTTAGTTTTTTTCCTTCTTCACACAATTTACGTAGGCGATTTAGAACTTTGTCAAAAGAAATATTTTCATATGTATTATCCCGTTTTAGTACCTTCATTTATTAATTCAAATTATACTATTATTATATATAATGCTTATTTTCTTAAATCATGTAATATTCTGTTTTTCATAGAGTTATAAAAATAATTATTATACACATTAATGTATTTGTCACAGTATATCTAATAATATTCAATTAAAAGTTTAAGCAATATTTGTTGGTCCGGCGGGACACATTGCAGTCCATGATACTCCACATTGTGATGCATAACTACATGCTAATGCATTGGGTATATTATTTAATTTTTGATCTGCTAAATTTTTACTATTTAGGACCAATGGAAATACTTCTTTACAGTTTAATTTATTATCTGTACTAGTTGAATTTACACTCTTATTATACGTATCATATAAGCTAAGTATATCATCTGAAGTTGTAGCTGAAGTTGGTTTTGTTGGAGGAGATGTATAATTACCTAGTTGTTTAAGATTTGCACAAGTATAATCCATTAATGATTTATCTGTAGTTGATGCAGTTTTATAACTAGTACTCGTATCTACATTTGTTTGTTGTAAAGACCAATAATCAGGACACATTTGTGCATCATATGGATTCATACTTAATTTCTTTGGTTTATATGAAACAACCATAATAGTTAATAAAATTATTGCACAAATCATACCAATTATAAATGTTACAGTAAATGTTCTAAAAGTGTCTGTTAATAATTGTGATCCAGTTGGACTAAAAATAGTTAAAAGTAGTAAAACTAAACTAAAACAACCATAAATAACACATACCGCAATTGTTCCTGCAAAATAATTAGATTTATTTATATTATATGTTTGTATATCACTTACGGATAATCCTGGATTTTGTGCTTTGTATTGATCCATGTTTTGCGTAAATGTAACAGAGTCTCCTTTCGCATTATTTATATTATTTGCAGCCATCTTCTATTGAAATCAGAGAATAAAAATATTTACATAAATGATTTAAATTCTAATACCCGTGACCCTTTCATTGTTGCTAGTGGAGATCTATCTAATGGCATTGGTAATGTTGATGCATCTTGTTTATAACGAGCATATTGTAAAAGATTATTTAATACTTCTGGTACAACCCATTCTAAAACTTTTGCATTTAAAGTTCGTACTTGTCCAATACAATCCATGTTTCCTATTCCATGCTGTAAATATATAGAACGCATTACTGTTTTTAATTCTTGATCACTTTGACGATCTATTGTAAACTGTCGATTTGATTCCACATATACTCTATATCGTATACCTTCTTGTATTGCATCAATGTTTTTAGATGAAAAGAATAATTCAGAAACGCTATTTGTAGTTACTTGTCCGACTGTTGCTTCGCGAGTATATGTATTATTTTTAGATTGCACTTTTTGATATTGGGGTAAATTAAATTTAGGCATACTCGAAATTAAATCAACCCGACCATTTAATAATACATTCTCTGTCATAAGTTGTACAGAACTTAGTGCTTCTGCAAAATTTTGTCCAAAACTTCTTTGAGACATACTTCTCCTACTAAAACTAAATGATTTTTTTATCTAATATAATACAAGAGAGAACTATATGCATAATACACTTTGTTATAATAATCACAATAATTGTATTGGGTCAAAATTATTTGATATGTATAATTTAACTTTAGATAAACCAACATATAAAGACGAAGTTTTAAATATACTTGATAACCATATTCAAGCTATGTTATATAATATTGCATCTATTGCATCTGTCACTGCATTAATAGATGAAAAGAACAAGATAGAAATGAAGCATGTAGATTTTATTAAACATTATATTACTAAACAATGTACTAAAAATGTAAAAAATAATGAAAATACCCAAAAAGGTGGATCATTTCCTGCGGAATATTTTGGATATGATTCTGGTGCATATACAGAAGCAAATTACGGAGGTGTTAATTATACAGATTCAGTATGGAATGGTGCTGATGCCGTAATTCGTCAAGCTATACCAATGACAGGAGGAAGTAGTCAAATTAAAGATATAATTAGTAATAATAAAGAAGTTGCAAAATATATGAAGACTGTTATAGCTTATAATGATGTTAAAGTTAGTAAATCGGCATTAAATGAAATATTAAAACTGGTTAATATACATTTAAATTGTATTGGAGATGATTTACAAAAATACGAAAAGATTAAACCATCATTAGTAGATAAAATATTTAAAAATAAGAAACATGCTGTTTTTAAATAACTGTAGAAAAATTGAATTTATTTTTGTTATTATAATTAATAGTATGAGCTGTGCAAATAAAACAAAAATGCCCGTTGTTTTCACAATTGATGGGACGATTGGTGCAGGTAAGAGTTCTGTTTTAGAATACTTGAATAAGACATATAATGTACCAGTTATTGTAGAACCAATTAATAAATGGCAACCGTATTTAGATGATCTTTATGGAAATAAAGAGTCTTCTGCATTTAATTTTCAAACACGTGTATGGCTAGATCGTTGTTGGATTGATCCACTCACTACAAATACAGTTGTTATGGAACGTTCGCCTTTCTTTCAAGAAAATGTGTTTGTAAAAATAAATCGTGTTAATGGTCGTATTACAGAAAAACAGTCTGATATGTTAAAAGAAATGTATGATAAAACTAATAAATTATGGTGTCCTTCTGGATATGTTTATTTACGATCGAGTCCTGATAATTGTTTACAGCGTATTGCAAAACGTGCACGTAATTCTGAAGACGCTATTCCTATTGAATATATGAATCAATTAAATGCATTACATGAAGAAGCATATCATACTGCTGCAAATAACGGCACAAACATTATTTGTATAGATGTTGATGGAAAAACTATTGCGGAAGTTGCTGCCGAAGCATGGGCTGCGCTAAAAACTCTTAGCACTTATATCGATACTAAAATATTTTAAATAGCGTTTTAATTAATAAGTATTATTAACATTTATTTTTTAATATGTATCTTCGTCGTCTGTATAAGTATCTACATTATTATAATATGTATCTAAGTCTTCCTCATTCATTTCATGTTCATCTTCTTCATCGTCGTCTTCGTCGTCTTCGTCGTCTTCGTCGTCTTCGTCTTCTTCGTCTTCTTCATCGTCATCCATTTCTTCCTCATCCTCATCCTCATCATTATCTATTTCTTCTTCAACAGCCCCATAAATTTCTTCATATGCTTTTTTAACACTATCTTCAATAATCCAACTAGAAGATTGGATTTTATCACCTAGACCATATACTAATTTAATATTATTGGATTTGCAAATTGGTTCTTCAGGACATTTTGCTGTTTCTGTAACATCACCTCCATTTGCAAAATGTGTTGGCATATAAAATGTGCAACCTTTTTTAGCCATATAACAGAGCATTCTAATTGTCGCACATACACTACGATCTGTATCAATGCTAAGAATGGCTTTTTCAATGTATTTACATGATGCAACTACTGCAAGACGATCATCTTCGGGTACGAAACTATATTTTTTCTTTAGAATTGATTGTGCATCAGAATTTACAATAGCATATACGATTCCATCTTCACCTGCAAATTCTTTAGCCATACGAAAGTATTCCACATGACCAGAATGAATTGGTGAAAAATAGCCAGATACAATTACAACACGCTTTGGAATAAAATAATTTGAATCTTCGATTTTTTCAAGTTTACGTTTTGGTGACAATCCCATAAGGTCTTTGATAATCTTAAAATCCATATATTGAATAAATTCCATATTATAAATAATAGTTAATATATTCTTAAATATGTTTGTTATATATAATAGTATGACAAATTTATGTCCATTTGCAAAATATAAAGATATTTTTGGAAAACCTAGTACTGGTGTACATAATTTCAAAATTCTAAATACTTCAATGTCAGATTATATAATGACATTAATTGGTGCGTTCTTATTAACATTTATATCAGGTTTCCCATTAGAACTCTCAACTATATTAATGTTTACATTAGGTGTCATATTACATATATTATTTGGTGTACCAACATATACAACTAAATATTTAGGCTTAAATTGTTTAAACAAATAACTTGTTTAGAATCCATAGAATCCGCGGAATCCATGAATGATTTTGAGCTTATTGTTGCAATGGATATTAATGGTTGTATTGGTAAAAACAATAGTATTCCATGGTATTTACCGGAAGATTTAAAACATTTTAAAGAAATAACAGAAAATTCAATAGTTATTATGGGACGCAAAACTTTTGAAAGTCTTCCATATAGACCACTTAAAAATCGACTTAATATTGTAATTTCATCAAAATTAGATAATATTTATAATTATTCAAATGTTATTGTTACTGATATAGTAGATGTGTTTAATATTATACAAAAATATAGAAAAAAATATGCAAAAGTATTTATAATTGGTGGCTCTCAAATTTATAAATTGTTTATTAAATACTGTAATAAATTACATATTACATACATTAATATATCAATTAAACATGATATTAATGATGCAAGTATTGCAAATGAATTAATTACTTTTGATAAATCATTACTAGATAATTTTACTATAACGCATACTACTGAAATGTTAACTTCAAAAAATAAAATATCATACGTATTTTGTACATATGAACGACAAAACTAAACGACAAAAGTAATAAGATTATTTACTTTTGAAGTTTTTATTAATTAGTACCGTGTCGAAGTTAACAAAGTGTTTTAGGGCGCATTAAAGTAAATAACACCCTTTGATGTATAAATTGCACCAATAGACCACTTGTTATTCTCCCACTCAATTGGACCAATGCTATATTGTTTTTCACGAACTTGTTCCATATTAATGCCATTTAACTGACCATTCTTGTGAAACAATTGCTTAGTTGCAAGTTTACGAATCCTTGCAAGCAAATGTTCACCATCGTGCTCGCCAAGAATGCGAAACGATACAACATACTCTTCAGTATCAACGTTGTCAGGTAAGCAATCTGCAGTAAATTCGACAATGCTCAATAAATCCAGTAGCTTTTGGGTATCTTCGTGAACGGGATAATCTTCGTGCTCGGGAACGCGATCCATCTCAGCCATAATAATCGTCTCAATGCAGGACATTTTAACGAGTAGATATGTATTGTAAAAATAAAAACAATACTAATTCAAATTTTTATTATTTAGTTACATTATTGTACATTTTTTATTTTTTGTTTTACTTTTAGTCTCATCTACTAATTTTAGTTGCTTTTTATTAATTCCTTCAACTTTATTTTTTACGACTTCTTCTAATTCATCTCTAATACGTCTTTCTCTGTCTTCGCGCGTACTTATATTGCAAACATGTGGCATACATGTATATTTTCTAGCAAAACAAGAATGTGTATTAAATTGTGGTTCCAGGCGCGGGTCCATGTAAGGATTCATTGTCATCTGTTTTTTTATTAAAGATTCAGTCATGTTTTCACTACTTTGATTTTGCTCTACTATTTCTGTGGACGTTTCTGCATATATTATTTCATTTTCAGAATCACTATCGATATCATTAATTAATAATGGTTTATTTTCATCTTCATCTTCATGTACTATTTGATGTGCTTCTATTTTAATTTCTTCTTTATTTTTTACTTTTGTATTTAAATTATTTATTGAATTATTTGTAATATTACTAATATTATGTATATAAATAAACGTATTTAATGTAACATACGTATCAGTATGCATTTTTAATACTTCTTTTAATTGATAATCTAATAATTTTAATAAGTTAACATGCATTTGAATTTGTTCAATCATTCTGTTATTTATACAAAATACTTTTTATACAGCCTCTTCAGCAACTACTTCCGCAAGTACTTCTTCAGCAACTGGTTCAACTGCAACTTCTTCAACAACTGGTTCTGATACAACTTCTTCAACAACTGGTTCAACTGCAACTTCTTCAACAACTGGTTCAACTACGACTGGTTCAGCAACTTCTTCAGCAACTGGTTCTGATACAACTTCTTCAACAACTGGTTCAACTACGACTGGTACAGCAACTTGTTCAGCAACTTGTTCAGCAACTGGTTCAACAACTACTGGTGCTGAAGGAATTACAACTGGTCCACTAGAAGTTGATGAAGCACGATTGCTATATTGAACAAGTGTTGCAGAAATACTGCTTACGGAACTTTTGAGACAAGTTACTGTGTTTTGTACATTTGCAATTAATCCGGCACTTGCTTGAAGTTTACCGTAAATATCAGTTGCGACTGCATTATTATTTTGAACAAGATCAGTGTATAGAGTAAACTTTGCGTTAAGATCTGCGTCAACTGCACTAAGACTTGCAAGTGTATTTGCTAGGGAAAGTCCATCTAATTGGGATTGGATTTGGCAAAGAGTTGCAGTTTCGGCATTTTCAACTTGAACCGCGGCGTCAATTTGAGCTTGAAGAGTGGCAACATCAGCAAGGATTTCTGATTGTTTCGATGTAAAATCACTCGCAAACTGTGTGATAATATCACGCTCTGTGCTAACAAGGTTGTATATACTAGCCATATAATGTCCTAATAAATAGTTGTGAAATTATTTTAAAAGCTTTATTTTATGTTAGAAATATAGAATGGTTAAGTTAGTAACCAAGAAGTATAGTTTTGGAAAAATTGTAACATTTTCTAGCCGCGATATTAAAGATGAAAAACTTATGTATTTTATTAAAAAGAACTATAAAAATTATGAACATATTGATATTGATACAGTAAAAACTAGTGATAAGTATCAATCATTTATTAAACGCAATAAGAATAAAGAATTAAAAGATTTAAAATATGTTATTATTTATGATTATAAAACAGGACATATTATACATGGAA